TTTAGAAGCAGGTAAAGTAAAGTAAAACTCATTTCCGTTGGTATAGTCTACGTCTTCAGGTAGTTCTTTGTCTTTAAGCGTGGTTAAGTCTACTTTATACGATCTACCACCGGATTCAAACTCATAATCTTGACCGTATCCTAAAATACGTGAAGCAACTAAAATAGCATTTTTATCCCCAATAATTAAATCTTTTAGTGGTGTTTTAGATACGATTAGAGATTCTAATAGTTTGTCTAATACAACTCCTGATTGAATGTAGTTAGTGTTTGTTAGGATATCTTCTTCTCTTGCTCCCATGTACTTCATTTCGATAGTACCGCTTGAAAGTGGATTCTCTTTAGGGTAAAGTAAACCTTTTGAAGGTAAGTCTACAATCTCTGTAGGGAACTTGTACTTAGGTTCGTTTGTAACTTGATTTTCCATAAATTTTATTTGTGTTTATATATAAATATAGCGAATATAAAAAAACCCACCTAAAAGGTGGGTTAATTTTAAAATATGTTTTGTTTCTTAGAAGTTCAAGATACAATAATCCATTGCTATTGTCATGTTGATTTCGGCTGCTGCTTCTCCTGAAGACCAATCATAATCACCAAATGTTGCTGATTTGATAAATGCACCTTTGATTATCCATTCACCTACGATATCACCTACTGGTCCTAAAATGTTCATAGTTAAATCTTTTTTATAGAAATCACTATACCCATCTCTACCTGTTACAGATTCGTGAGACAAACGCATCCATTCCATTACTGCTTGTGAACCTGCAGGAGCGATTGGATCATATAACGATAATGTCATATCATTCCACTTAACTTTACCTTTTATTTTACGGTAAACGTTAATGTGATCTAATGTTATCTCACCAGCGTCAAATCCAGGTGTAGATGCTTTTTTAATTAAATATGCCGGAATTCCTTCTACATACATGATAAATCTGTTTGCTACTTTTGGTTCGAAAGCAGTGAACATAATTTCATTTGGATTTAATATTGCCATGTTATATTTTTATTATTAATGTTTATGATAAATATTAAGAAAAAAGCCCTTATAGTAGGGCTTTAATCCTAAAGTGTTTTATTAAAATGTAGCTCCTGTTGGTGTTACGTTAAAGTCTAAGATAATGAATTCAGCTGTTTTAGTTGGTTGAACGAATATTTGACCTACTAATTGATTTCTATCAATTACGTCTGCTGTATTATTTGTATCATCCATTACTACTTTGTAAGCATATAAACCTTCTCTTTGTTTGATTGATTCAAGGTAAGGGTTAGTTTGAGCTAAGAATCTATTTCTTGTAGCATTACTGTTTTGTTCGAATACTAATGTATTAGCAACTTGACCAATATATGATTTCAATTCGATTAACAATCTTCTTACGTTGATTCTATCTAAAGCTGAGGCTTTTTTCTGTAATGTTTTTTGCCCGTAAGCAACAACACCTTGTCCAGGGAAAGTTCCAATTGCATTGATATTAGCAGCATATAAAGTATCTTTATCTGTTGGAGATAATTTTCTTTTTGCTTGAATTACACTTAAAGCCCCTCTAGTGAAACCTGCTGGTGCGAACCATGGTGCAGCTACTCTATCGTTATAAGCGAATACTGAAGGTATGATTGTTGATGGTGGAACCCATGTTAATTTACCTGTTTGTGGTGCATTAACTTGAACCCAAGGCCAGTAAGTAGCAGCGTAACTATTATCAATTTCGCTTGCTTCAGATACTGCAGTAGCTAATGATGAAGTTTCTCCTACTAAATCTATGATGGCAATAGCATCTCCTCTGTTTGAAGTATTTGTTGTTAATAAAGCAATAGCTGATGAGCTAGCTTCTTGTGTTATACCTGGTACAGTAATTACATTATATCTAAATTCGTCGCTATTAGCTAACAAGTTTAAAGAAGAAGTGTAAGCATCTGCTGGTAAAGTATAAACTCCACCTAATGTACCTGCAGCACCACCAAATGAACCTGTTTGATTAACTGGAACAGATGCAGTTAATGAAGTTTTAGGTGTACCGTTATTATCGAAATAATTTAATGTGTTGTTTGTTACAGATTTTACTCTTACGTAAGCTGATTTATTAGTATAATCACCTGTTACATTAGTATATCCGTTTGAAACATCAATTGATTGGTTACCAATTACAGCTTCAATATAGTTTGGTTGGTTTGGATCTAATGATACGTTATTCCATGATTCTAAAACAACTTTTGAGTTGTCAGTATCATTTCCTCTTCTAATCAATAAACTAAATGTACCACTTCCTGTGTTAGCTCCTACGACTTCGAATCTTAGGTTATCAGCAGAACCAGATACTAATGAGTTATTAGAACCTGTAGCACCATTACTATTCATAATGTTACCAGCAGATAGTGTTTCTAATGCAAATGAAGGAGTTACACCACCACTAACAGCATTTACAATAGCACTACTTGAAGCAGGTAAAAATGTACCATTTACTACACGTGTTACTAATAGACTAGTTCCACCTTGTTGAAAGTAATTATAAGTAGAGATTGAAGTTAAATATTCTTGTGTTGTTCCTCCGGTAACGAAAGCTCCACCGAACTTCGAGATATAGCTACTATATGAAGTAACTAAAGTAGGTATTCCAACCGGACCTTTTACAGTTTGACCAACAATGGCAGCACCTGCTGTGATTGGACCTTGTGTAATTTGTGATTGGTCATTTTCTCTAGTTAATACACCAGGAGATAATAATGTTTCAGCCATTTTTAATTATATTAAGTTTAATTTATCGATTTGATAATAAATATTAAAAAAGGATTCAAAACCTACTCTTATGAGTAGGTTATTGTACCATCTTTTAAATCTATTTGAACATCACCATATGTTTCTTTTAATTTTTTACCAATTTCAATTTCAAATGATATTAGTTGTTGGTGTTGTTGTTTTAAGCGTTGTTCTTCTGTTTCAATTTGTAATTTTCTGAATGCTAATTGACCTAATTTTTCAATTAGTAGTTCAGATTGTTCTTGAAATAAGTTTAATTCTTGTAATTCTGTTTCTTGTAACTTTGTTGGTTTGATCATAACGTTGTTTTTATTTAATTTATATCATTGATGTCCAATCAGTTCCATTATAAAAATAAGGTTTGCAATTTGCTCCTGATCCTGATACTGATATTGAACCTGTTGGTTGGTTTGAGGGTAGTGGGTTAGTTTGTGTTAAAGTTAATACACTTGTAATATTAACTGAACCTGTTATATTTAATGAACCTGTTATGTTGGTATTACCGTTTACATCTAATTTAGAGGTTGGATTTGTTGTTCCTATACCTACGTTACCAACAGCTGTTACATTACCATTTACTGATAAATCAGGATAAGCACCATTAATTTGAACTCCATATAATCCCGGAGTTAATACTAAAGCACCATTTGGAGATATTAAACTTGCTTGACCAAATCCATTACCAATTATATTAAGAGTTGAAGATGAGTCACTTATATTTAATGAACCTGATATAGTAACTGTTTTAGTAGAAAAGTCTCCTCCTATTAAAGGAGTTCCTGAACCTGAAGCAATATATAGTTGGTTATTTTCTGTGGTGTTAGATGAGGGTCCGGCTTCTGCTCCTAGATATAAGTTATTTGATGATGAACCTGACATAAAGGCTCCGGCACTTCTTCCTAGAGCTGTATTATTAGAACCTGATTGACTAATACCAAGTGCTGCTAATCCTATGGCAGTATTAAAACTTCCTGAAGTATTGTTTTGTAATGCTTGATTACCTACAGCTACATTATAAATTCCAACTGTATTATTAGATAAAGTACTATATCCTAGAGAGGTATTATGGGTTCCCGTTGTATTTTTATATAGAGCAAAAACTCCATATGCTGTGTTAAAATTTCCTGTAGTAACTCTTAAAGCATTTTCACCAAATGATGTATTACCAGATAGATTACTTTTACCATTATTCCAAATTGTTAAATCAGTAGCGTTTGATTCTAACCATGCAATTGGGGTACTTGTTATACCCGTTAGGGCAGAACCATTTCCTGTAAAGAACGATGCTGTTATAGAACCATTTACATTTAATGAACCTGATATACCTGCACTTCCTGTGTAAGGAAAAGCTGAACCACCACCTCCACCATTCATTGCATAGGATGCTGTTAATGCATATGAAGAGGTTGTACTACTTGAAGCAAATGAAGCACTTGTAGAAAATAATGAACTTGATGAATTTATAGCAAAAGATGAACTTGTAGCCGTCTCAGCGTATGAACTTGAGGTTTCATAATTTATCTCATATGAAGCTGATATTGCATAAGAAGCAGTTAATGCATATGACGATGATGTTGAATTAACAGCATAACTAGCACTTGTTGATTGTGAAGCAGAAGTTGCAAACAATGAACTTGAGGCAATATTAGCATATGAAGCACTTGTTACTGATCCTAATAAAGTTTGAGCTACTGTTGAATATGAAGCAGTACCAAATAATGAACCTGTTATACCTGAGGATACCTGTAAAGAACCCGTAATTGTAGCATTACCATCTAATGAACCATCCCATTCTCCAGTTATACCTGTTAATTGAGAACCATCTCCTTTAAATGAACCTGTTACATGAAGTGCATTTAATGAACCTGAAATTATTATATCATCAGAGGTAGTACCATCTAAGGCATTTATTATTCTTAATAAATGTGTTGAACGGATTATTTGGGAAGGTGATATACCTGAGGTACTGATTGTAGCCATCTATATTGTTTTTATAATAAATATTAGGTTTTTAAATACTATTATAAAAGATAAGAAAGGGGAGTCAAAAAACTCCCCTTTTATTATTTATTTTATTTTTTTAATCCAAATTTAATATACTTATACCAAACTCTTTCATGAATATAATACTGTATTGGTTTATAAACTAATTCAGCAATACCAAAAGCAGCACCTACTTTAATTGAACCACTTATTGCCCACATTATAGCAAATCCTATAAGGGTACTAATAATTCTATATGATATCGTCTTGGCGATGTGTCTTTTAGGTTCTACTATCATAATTTCCCTTCAATCTTCATTTGTTCACGAATTTTGGTTGCTGAAATGTCGTGTATTTCTTGTGGTGGTTGGTATTCAATAACATCATATCCCACACCTCTACCAAAATTTATAGATTCAATATCAGGAATAATCATAACTTTTAATTTTCCTTCTTGAATAAGATCTGTTAATTCATTATTTAACATAATAAGAATATCGTCGGCAGACCATGGATTTTTATCATCTTTGGGAACATCTCGTACACATAAAAGAATTTTCTTTCCTTTATCTAATTGTTGATCAATTAACCATCTGTGGCCGGGATGCCAAGGTTGCCATCTTCCAATAAACATAGCATAACCATCTGTTTTTCTATTCCCTACTGCTAGTACTTTTTGCATATATATAACTTTTTATTTGATTTACACATTCTTCAATTGTTAATGTTGATGTATTTAAAGATAATATCTTATCTGTGGTATCCAAATCAAAATCAGAAACATGGAAGTTTTCTCTACCTCTATTTCCCTCATAATGAAGATATACCCATTTAACGTTATCCGATAGACTATTAAGATAATCTCTTGCTTCTTTATAAGGATAGACTAAAGATAAAATAACATCTTCACCTCTACTATCTAAATAACAAGCTATATCACTAGCTCTATTTAAGTTTTGTATACGTCCTTCACGAGTAAAATTTTTATTCTGAAATATTTCTCTTAATTTATCCCCATCGATGTTATGCCCTTTTAGCTCGTTTGCTAAAGTGGATTTGCCAGAATGGGGTTGGCCAAATAATACTGTTATCATTATTTATCTATAGTTTTAAAAATTTCTTCAATATTAAACATTTCGGATGCATCCATATAAGGACATTCATGTGCTATACCATCAAATGAATAATCAAATAAATATGAATCAATTAATTTTACATTTCCTACTGGAGGATTAGCTACAATATTTGAATGCATATTATACCCAAAGTTTTGAGGTGAAGTACCAATCCATAGAACCGTTGAATTTAATCCCATAGCGGCAGCAGCATGTTGTAAACAAGAATCTATTAATACTCGTTTTTCAGATAAAACTAATATACTAAATAATTCATGGTTAGTCATTGGTTCACTAATAAACTCAACACCTGGTATTGCATGAAGTGGGTTTCTTCCTACTTGAATAATGTGATATTTATCTGAGTATCTTTCTACAATACTATTAGCTATACCATAAGGCATATCTCTAGTCCAAGAATATAAAGAATCTTGTTGTGTTGGTCCACCATTTGTATGAAGAATCAGGGTTGGTTTATCACGTTTCCAATTATAGCTAATATCTTTTTGAATCATATTAGGATATAGAATTGGAAGTTGTTTTTCGTATTTTATATCCAATAAATCACACCAATTTTCAATCAAATGTTTCTTTTTCATTATGTGATCTGATTGGAAATATGGTTCGTGTTTGAATACTATTGTATCTTTATCTTTAATGTAATCATCATAAAAATAAGATACCATTCCTGCTCTATATACTCTATGAATATCCGGGTGGTTCAAAAATACTTCAGGATAAGATACCACAAGTATTAATTTTCTGTCTTTATATTTTTGTTTTACTGATGATATTAAAGCGGTAGCTGAGATGTTTTTTCCTAACCCACCTTCAATGTGCCATATTAGGTACTTGGTACTATTATTTGATTTGTCTTCTAAAACTTCTAATTTTTCTTTACTCATTGAGTTTGTTTCTGTTTTATAACCTACATTCATTTTTTATATTTTATATCCGAAATCATTAAAAAACCATGGGTAAGTTTCTTCAATTATTCTGCAAGCATTATCTCCTAATGTTTCACGGAAATTATCTTTGACAGGAGTTAATTCCTTTCTGATGATATGATCTCCAAATATACCATGCCATTTATCATCTTCATGAGTTACTTGTTTTATATTATTAAAATCATGTTGAAAATACGGAATATCTAAATAATTGTAAATAGATTTCATTTGTGTTTCTGGGTCAGAACATAATTCCTCAAATTTAATAAATAAAATGTGTTTATGTGTTCCCGAAATTAAGGTTTGATATAATCTATCTATAGATGGACCTATTGGTGGATTATTAGACCAAACATGCATACGTTTGTCAGTAGTAGTACCTGTTAAGTTCCCCCAATTTGCAATGTTAGTGTCTATAAGTGGGTTACTACGGTATTTTTTCTCTAAAGAGGCATATATAGCTCTAAGATCTCGTACCATACAAATAATCTTAGGGTTAGGATCAAAAGCATCGATAAAATCACGATCCATTCCCCAACCCCTAGATTTATCTATTACATAAGGTTTATCAGTAATGTTATTATAAAACCCGTAAAGGCCATTTTTTAAAAACCCTTTAAACCCTTCATCCATTTGTTTAGAATCTTGAGCTTTCCATTCAACACCATTTGAATATATAGTGCGTGAAGTGGTTAACAATTCAAATAACCCCGATGTAGGGGTTGTATGAATGTCAGGATTTTGTCCTAATATATTTTGGATTAGTGTTGATCCAGCTCTTGGAAGAGAGCTATTGTAAAATATCTTTTTTGGCATAACTTTTTAATTTTTTTTTGGTATTATTAGAATATGTTATTAATACTTCCTGATATTATTTCTACAATACTAGTACCTTGTTTAAGAGCAATAATATCTAAAATTACAGAGTCATCAGTACCCCAAGTTTCAATTTCAGCTTGAGGAAGAACTATACTATCCCCATATATAACATCAAATTTTACTACACTTCCTTCTTCAATAATTGGGGTTCCATAAAGTACACGGAATGTAGCTTGGTTAGCTCCTAAAGGGTATTGTTGAGCAATCGCAGTCATGTGTGAACCTGTTATAAATTCAGGTGTTGGGTTAAATAATTCAGTCTGTTGAGCAAGACTTAATACTGGGTCAATTTTTGCAAAAATCATAATTTGTTTTTTTAAGTTATTTATTATTATTATACATATTTAATATTGTTTGAAGATAATATCTAATTGAAAGATAGCTCCACCAAATAATTGTGGAAAACTATGATATTCTATTATATCCAATATGTAGAAATTGTATTCTCGCATTTTATCTACAATATCTCCGATTAATGGAGCACCTTGATTATATTCAACTAGGGAAGTTTCTAGTAAAACATGTTGAGTGTTTTTTATAGTTTTTTCTCCCCCCCTTAATATATCTAATTCGGCACCTTGTACATCCATTTTTATAAAATCAATAGGGGCACCATTAAAATAATTACAACTATCTAAGGTTTTAGTTGGTACAGTTTTGATTTCGTATTTTCCATCACCATACCAATCAGTATTTTCTTTGTATAAAGAAGCGCCGGTTGCAATAGGGTTAATTTTTTCAATATATAAATCGGCAAAACCCTTTTTATCAGATAAGGCTACCATTTCATATTCTTTACCTAATAATCGAAGATTAGCTTCGCAATTAGGATTTGCTTCGACCATTATAGTTCGACATTCTGGATATCTATAGGAGAGTTGTTTGGTAAAGTTTCCAATATTGGCTCCGATATCGAGTGCTCTTTTGGGGTTAATGTAGCTAAAAAGTTTGTCCATTCTATTATTCTTTTATCCCAACTCCATTTAGGAGCATAAATTTGTTTTTGTAACTCTAAATGTGAATCTAATTCACCATTTTTTATTTTTTCGATTTCTTCTTCTAATATATCAGCGAATTTTAAAGCATGTATTTCAGGATTAGCTAGGTAAGGATACATTCTAGCCCAACCTTCCGTTGTCTCAGGTAATGCTCCTAAATTTGATGTTACTACCCTTAATCCCGCTGATAGAGCTTCAATAACTGCTATACATGAGGTTTCCTCAAATGTATTTGGGTATGCTAATATATCGAATGTACGTAATTCTTTCCGTAAATCCAAATTAGGTATTGAACCTCTATATACTACTCCTTCTAGGGATTCACATTTATCATATAGTTCTTGATACTGGTCTTCATTATTATTGGCAAAATCTTTACCATATATTTTTGTACTAGAAAAAACATGTAATTCGCAATTCTCAGGTTTTAATAATTCCCAAGCTTTAAGTAATACATCTAATCCTCTCCATGGAGTTGACACATAGCATAGCTTTACTTTATCTCTTTTTCCCGGTAATCTTGGTTCTGCTCCAAGACAAGCATTTTGTATTACTTGAGTTTTGAAACCTGGTATATTGAATATTTTTCTAAATTGTTCTGCTTGCCAATGACTAACAAATACAAATTGATCTATTTGGTCTATATTAGTAGATTCTTTAAGAAATTCTACTGCTTGTTGATCATAAGACAATTGATTCCAGTATACTGTTGTTTTATTAACATCAGCGTATACTGGATAATTGAATATTGAAAATTTGTTTGTATATTCTTGAGGTAATTTACTGATTAATTCGTTGTACATTAACTCAGTTCCACCCATTGGTTTATTACTCATATCCCAATTTTGTTATAAATTTATTAAAGTCACCTTTATATTTTTTAACACCAATATGATTTAAAGTAATTGTAGGATCAAGCCAGATTTTATATCCTAATCCTCTCCATTTATCAGCTATAACATAATCTTCAGATATTAAATCTCCATTTAGTATTTTAAGATCGCATATCATTCTATGTTCTTCACCTTCAGATATATATGGTTCGGATATATCCCATAATTTTTCTAGGGCAAACCTTGATATTTTCATAAAACCAGTACCTACCCCATCTACCTCAATCAGTTTTTGATCTTGAGAGTATTTAAGGTTTTTATCTGTTAATTTTACAGTATATCCTTCGGTTTGGGTTTTTTTGATTAATGCACCACCAACAATGGGTTCAGGTCTTTTAAGTAACCTAAGAAACCATTCTGGATCCCACTCACAGTCTGAGTCAATGAAAAATAAATCATCGTATCCTCCCGTTAAAGCGAGTTGGAATAAACTATTTCTAGCACGTTGTACTAACGAGTCATATGATGTGTATATGGGTTGAATTTGGATGTCTTCTTTTTCGGCCATTCTTATAGTATTAACTAAAGAATCGGCAAACCACACATCAACCTTACCATCATATGACGGTGTACCTATTAAAACTTTTCTCATAACTTAAATATAATAAATCTATTTGGCTTATCCTAATTTTTCTTCAACTACTTCTAATCTAATGTTCAATTCTTGTATTGCTTTGATTATAGGTGCTATCAATTCTTCATAAGTAAGACGATATGCATCTTTTTCATCATCATGTCCTAAACCATCAAATCTAATTTCTAGTTCATCTAATGTTGATTTTAATTCTTGAGCAATTAACCCGTAGTGTTCTTTACTACTAGCTAATGTACCATCTTTTTCTCCGTATTCATATTTACATTCAGCAACGTATAAATCTCTATGATCTGAATTAAATGATACTGGTCTTAACTTTTTGATAAATGCAAGACCCATTTTTGATGGTAAAGAATTAATATTTGTTTTATCACGTAAATCTGAAACGTTAGACCAAGCTGCGTAAACACAGTTGCATACGTTATTAGCTACTGTCCCCCAAACAGTGTGACCCGTTGTTGCTGTAGTAACAGCACAAGCTCCTACTGCAATAATACTATTAACACCCGAATTAATATTATTAGCTGCCTTATATCCTACTGCTGTATTACAATTTCCTGTTGAGTTGGATGAAAGAGAACAACCTCCTATTGTTGTATTACCTGATCCCCCAGTATTAGATAAAAGAGATGAGTTTCCTACTGCTACATTGCAAAGTCCGGTTGATGTACAACATAGAGCAGAATATCCTACAGCGGTGTTTGCATTCATTGATGATGCAAAATTATTGGAGTTACGAAGAGCATTCGTTCCAATTGCTACTTGAGCTGCACCTGTTGTGTTTTGTAAAAGAGAATATTGACCTATTGCTACATTTCCTTGTCCTACAGTATTAGCTCTAAGTGTTGACAATCCTACTGCTGTATTACTAAGTCCGGTTGTTGTATTACACAAAGAATTATATCCTACAGAGGTGTTGGCACCCATTGATGATGCGAAACCATTGAATTGACGAAGAGCATTTGTTCCAATTGCTACTTGAGCTCCACCTGTGGTATTGGTCGCTAATGTACAACGTCCTATTGCTACGTTGGAAATTCCAGAAATATTACTTCTAAGTGCTACCAATCCTACTGCTGTATTACAAAGTCCGGTTGTTGTACTACACAAAGCATTATATCCTACAGCTGTATTGGCATTGAACATCATTGCTGATGCTGAACCATTGGATTGACGAAGAGCATTTGTTCCAATTGCTACTTGAGCTCCACCTGTGGTATTACTTTGTAAGGCACAAAGTCCTATTGCTACGTTGTAACCTCCTCCAGTATTAGAGCATAATGCACTATTTCCTACTGCTGTATTACTAAGTCCGGTTGTTGTAGCACACATAGCACCAAATCCTACAGCAGTGTTTGCATTAAATATACTAGTAGAAGCATTGGAGCTACGGAGAGCATTAGTTCCAATGGCAACTTGATTTGTACCTGTGGTATTACTTTGTAAGGCACTATTTCCTAATGCTGTATTGTTTTTTCCAGTTGTATTGGCGAATAAGGCATTAATTCCTAATGCTGTATTACAATATCCAGTTGTATTGAAGCATAATGCACTATATCCTAATGCTGTATTACAATATCCAGTTGTATTATTATATAAGGTACTTTTTCCTACTGCTGTATTTTTAGTTCCAGTTGTATTGGCTTGTAATGCATTATTTCCTACTGCTGTATTGCAAGTTCCAGTTGTATTGTTTAGTAAGGCACAAGTTCCTACTGCTATATTATTAGTTCCAGTTGTATTAGATATTAATGCGAATGTTCCTATTGCTGTATTGTTAGCACCTGTTGTATTGGCTTGTAATGCCCTAGTTCCTAATGCTACATTGAAAGCTCCAGTTGTATTGTTTAGTAATGCCCTAGTTCCTAATGCTACATTACAAGTTCCAGTTGTATTAGTACACAAAGCAGCATATCCTACAGCGACGTTTGCATTAGCTGAAGTCATGCTATTATTGGAGCTACGAAGAGCATTTGCACCAATGGCAACTTGAGCTGTACCTGTTGTATTGGAGCATAATGCACTAAATCCAACTGCTGTATTTCTATTTCCAGTTGTATTTTTATTTAATGAATAAATTCCTACTGCTATATTGTAAGATCCACCTGAGTTGTAGCGTAATGAAAGAGGTCCTACTGCTGTATTTCTTATTCCAGTTGTATTACCTCGCATTGAAGCATATCCTAATGCTATATTTCTATATCCAGTTGTATTGTTTTGTAGGGATTTTGGGGATATTGCAGTGTTAGTATTTCCAGTTGTATTAGAGGATAAGGCCTTATATCCCATTGCTGTATTGTTACTTCCTCCAGTATTGGCTCTAAGTGCTTGAGTTCCTACTGCTGTATTGTAAGTTCCAGTTGTATTAGCACATAGAGCAGCATATCCTACAGCAACGTTTGCATTATTTGAGGTGGTTGCAAAATTTGACTTTTGTAGAGCATTATTTCCAATGGCAACTTGAGCTGTACCTGTTGTATTGTAGCGTAATGAATTATATCCTAATGCTGCATTATTAGTTCCAGTTGTATTATTATATAATGCACTATTTCCTACTGCTATATTGTAATTTCCAGTTGTATTGTACTTTAATGCATTATTTCCTAATGCTGTATTTCTAGCTCCAGTTGTATTGGAGCATAATGTCCTATATCCTACTGCTGTATTGTTAATTCCTGTTGTATTGTTTCTTAATGCGCTTGATCCTAATGCTATATTATTAAATCCAGTTGTATTAGATATTAATGCACTATTTCCTAATGCTGTATTGTTAATTCCAGTTGTATTGGCTTGTAATGCCTTAGTTCCTAATGCTACATTACAAGTTCCAGTTGTATTAGCATATAGAGCAGCATATCCTACAGCAACGTTTGCATTATTTGTAGTCATGCTATTATCGGAGTTACGAAGAGCATTTGCACCAATTGCTACTTGAGCGGTACCTGTTGTATTAGATATTAATGCTCCTAATCCTATTGCTGTATTTCTAGTTCCAGTTGTATTGGAGAATAAGGCATTATTTCCTAATGCTGTATTGTAATTTCCAGTTGTATTACTATATAAGGTATTTTTTCCTACTGCTGTATTGTTAAACCCTGTTGTATTAGATCTAAGTGATTGGTTTCCTAATGCTGTATTGTACTTTCCTGTAGTATTACTTAGTAATGCACTATATCCTAATGCTGTATTTTTATATCCAGTTGTATTGTTTTGTAAGGCATTATTTCCTAATGCTGTATTACTATATCCAATTGTATTATTAAATAATGCACTATTTCCTAATGCTATATTGAAATTTCCAGTTGTATTCT